TTTTCTTCCAATGTATTTTTTATGATTTGAAAGATTTTCAATAAGATAAACAAAACCAAAATAATCTTGAATATTATCTGACTCAAAAATTTCTCCATTATAAATCCATGGATTAGTATAACTGCAACTCATTCACATAGTCCATTGCTTTGTTCAGGTATTTATGAGCAAGTTCTTTCTCTTGCCATGCCACACGTTCAGAATCCAATTGATGCTTAAGCTTATTCAATCTTGCCTTTAATTCAAAAATATCGTTATAGTGAACCATATAAAAAAATACTCTACTATAGTTATACAAAAAAAAGAGGGTCTGTGAAGACCCTCTTTGAGATTTTATAATTGACTTATGGACGTAATCTTGGGTTTGTTAAAGTCGAACTAATTCTTCCCATTTTTGTTCTATTATCACCAGTTGCTTCACCGCCATATAAATTATCTCGGTCTGACATGGCTTTTTTGGTTAAAGTTTTTTCCCTTTTCATCATTGCTTCTCTTTGACGACCAGCAGGAATTGGTCTAAATCCTTTTCCTACAGGACCAAAAGGGAGTCCCTTTGGTGCTTCATCAAGAATTTCTTGTCTCCACTCCTCACTCATGTTTGCCATAATAACTAAAGCATCTTCATTTGTGTCCGCATATCCTTCAGCAACTAAGTACTCAAGAATGTGATCAAACAAATCATCTCTCTCTTCTACTTGCTCAGAAAGGATTTCTTCAGCAAGAAACTCAAAGTTCTCCGCAATTTCACCGACTTCATAATCGGTCAGTCCTTCCATAATTTCATATGCTTCTTCATAGGTCTCGGCAAGACCTTTATCAATAATATCTTCAAGCATCAATGCTGCAATAATTTCATACTCTTCTCCAAGTCTCTTGGAAAGTCTCTGATTATGCTGAGCAGATCTCATTGAATAATTGCCTCTATTCAATGGTTTTCCAGATTTTGTGGATGATGCTGGGGGCAACGCAGTTCCTTTCTTGCCTTCAGAACCGATTGAACCAGATCTTGAAGAAATTCCACCGGAAGACACTGCTTCTCTACGTCCAACTCCACCACCGCTATGTGTGGTAGTTCTTGCTGAGTTAATTGCTGCTGCAGCAGCAGCCTTTACGGTCTTGCCAACAACTTCTTTACGTCCAGAACCTTCACCTCTGTATGGTTTTGGTTCTCTTTTTGACTCTTCCTTTTCGGGTGCTGCTGCTGTCGGTTGTGCCTTTTTAGGTTCAACTTTCGATGCTGCCTTTGAAGCAAGTTCAGATCCCTTACGAAGACCTTTGGCAAGTGCTGATCTTCCCTTATTGAAAAGTTCTTTTCCCTTTGAAAGAATTCCCTTTACTGCCTTCTTAGCAGCAGCTTTAACTGCTGGTGCCTTTTCTCTTACCTTTGCAACTGCTTTCTTAGCAGCAGCTTTAACTTCTGGTGCCTTTTCTCTTGCCTTTTCGACTGCTGCTTTACCAATTCTCTTTGCAGCAGATTTGACTCTATCAATTCTTTCAGATCTTCTCTTTGCATCTGGATCTTCAGTATCATGCCCAAAAGTTACTTTTGCTTCTTCAATATACTCGACACACTCATCAATATCAAATGATCCTTCAAGAATAACTTCTTCTACGATCTCATCGAGTTCATTGTCACTAAATTCATCAAGAACTTGATAATTTTCTTCAGCATGAAGAATTTCTTCTCTAAGTTCTTCATCATATACGGCAGAGTATGCTTCAATAAGTTCTTTATAATCCATATTTGTATTAAAGAATTTATAGGTATTTATAAAAAAAGGGGAGTTGCCTCCCCAATTTATTAAAGTTTAAACCCGGAAAGAGAATCTTTTTTGAAATCTTGCTTAATTCCACCAACCACATAAGATTCAACTTCCGTTTCCTGAGGAGCAACCTGAAGACCTTTAGAAGAAATCCAATGTTGCGTCCAGGGTAGAGGATTATTATTTGCAGCAATATCATAAACTGGTTTAAGACCTATTGCTTTTATCCTACGATTAGCAATCCATTCCACATACTGCTGAAGAAGTTTATCATTAAGTCCAATCATACTACCATCTTTGAACAGATAATCTGCCCATTTTTTTTCTTCATTTACAGCACGATCAAACATTGCATAAACCCATTCTTCCTCTTCTTTAGCAATCTGACGCATTTCTGGATCATCACCTTCTCTCCACTTATTCAAAATATTTTGAGTAATGGCAAGATGTTGATTTTCATCTCTTGCAATCAAGGAAATAATCTTTGCAGATCCTTCCATAAGTTTGAGTTCACCAAAAGCAAAGGAGCAAGCAAAAGAAACATAAAAACGAATGCCTTCAAGGATATTGACGTTTGCAACTGCTCGATATAACTTTCTTTTCAATTCTTTTCTGTCAAACTTTCCGGCAACGTGACCTTCTCTTGCAAGTTCCCACATCGATCCAGCATCATATTGATGAGCATGATTAATAAAATCATCATAAGATTCGGTAACGCTCTTAGCACGTTCCAGAATACGTTGATCAGTAATAATCTTATCAAACACCTCAGAAGGATCTGAATAGATGTTCTTAATGATATATGTGTAAGAACGTGAGTGAATCATTTCCATGAATCCCCACACTTCCATACATGCTTCAAGTTCGGGAAGAGAGCAATAAGGAATAAATGCCATGCCAGGACCACGACCCTGAACAGAATCAAGCATGATCTGATATTTCAGATTAGAAGTATAGATGTGCTTCTGCTCAGGACGAAGAGTTTGATAATCCCCACGATCCTTCTGGAGAGACACCTCTTCGGGTCTCCAGAAGTATCCAAGTTGCTGAGTCGTCAGTTTATCAAAGATGGGATATTTGTATGAATCATATCTTTGAATTCCAAGAGGTTGACCAAAAAACATTGGCTGTTTTTTAGTATCAACTTGTTCGGTATTAAAAACAGTTACTCCTCTAATTGAGCTTTCATTTTCAGAAACTTTGAAATCATACTGCATTTCTTTTTCCTCGTTTAATTGACTATGATTTGTAATTAGATTTTGCAACTTTCACAATCCTCCTCGACCGAAAGGAGTTCATCCAATAAAGATCCCAATGTTTCTTGCTTTTCTTCTACCTCATCAGTTTTTAAATCATTAGTATTCTGATAGTAGGAAGTTTTCCACCCATACTTGTACGTTGTCAAGAAGTCGTTAACAATTACTGAAGTGGGAACTTCATTATCAGAATAATTTTCTGGATTGTATGACCAATTACCTGAAATTGCTTGGTCAAAATATTTTTGCATCATAGCAACAACATTAATATAACCACGATTGGAATCCATTTCCCAAAGAAGGGTATAATTATTTTTAAGGCTTCCATATTGAGGGACAATCTGCTTAAGTGGACCTTTCTTCGATTTTTTAACGGACAAGTAATCCCGTGGGGGTTCGATTCCATTGGTTGCATTTGACACAACGGAACTGCTTTCCGATGGCATCTGTGCGGACAATGTTGAGTGCCTGAGACCGTGAGCCAAGATGGATGCTCTAAGATTTTCCCAATCATGTTGTAATGCGAGTGAAGAGATTTCGTCTACGTCTGTCTTATAGGTATCAATTGGAAGGATTCCATCCGAATACTTGGTGCGACCAAAGTATTCACAGTGACCTTTTTCTTTTGCGAGTTGATTGGATGCTTTCAAAAGATAATACTGGAATGATTCAGACAGTCCGTTTACGGCATCCCATGCCTCCTGTGAGTCGTATTTAAACCCAAGCTTCGCAAGGTAATGAGCAAGACCAATAAAACCGATTCCAAGGGATCTCCGTGCCTTTGTGGCAATTTCAGCAACCTTAACTGGATACTGCTGATAATCAATCAGTTCTTCAAGACCACGAACTGAAAGTTCACAGAGTTCTTCAAGTTCTTCATCCGACTTTACTTTACCAACATTAATAGCAGAAAGAATACAAAGTGCAATTTCACCACTTGTATCATCAATATGTTGAATGGGATACGTTGGTAGAGTAATTTCTTGACACAAATTGCTCATCTCAATTTTATCCTTAAAGGATGAATGAGTATTGCAATGGTCAATATTCATGATATAGATACGACCCGTTTCCGCACGTTCTTTAAGGAGGTCAAGAATAAGTTCCTGTGCCTTAATACTTTTCGACGGAATGGACGGATTGTTCTCATATTGAACGTATAAATCGTCAAATGCGTCTGTTCCGAAAGAATCATATAGTCCAGGTACATCATGTGGGGAGAAAAGTGTGATCTCACCGTCCTGAATAAATCTTTCGTAGAAGAGTTTACTGATTTGAATGCTGTAGTCAAGTTTGCGAACACGATTATCCTCCGTACCCTTATTATTCTTAAGAACCAGAATGTCTTCTATTTCTTGGTGCCAGATTGGGAAGTGGACAGTCGCTGATCCACCTCGGATGCCATTTTGAGTGCAGCATCGGACAGTTGCTTCAAACTTTTTGAGGAAAGGGACAACACCAGTGTGTTGAACTTCTCCACCTCGGATCTTACTGTTGATGCCCCTGATTCGACCTGCGTTGATACCAATTCCTGCTCTTTGAGCAACATACCTGCCAATTGCCATATCAGAGCTGAAGATGCTGTCAAGGGTGTCATCAACATCAACAAGAACGCAACTCGCAAATTGTCGCAGTGGGGTTCTAACACCCGCCATGATTGGTGTAGGAATGTTGATTTTGTGCTTTGAGATTGCGTCATAGTACCTCTTAACGTATGACATACGGGTTTCTTTGGGATACTCTGCAAAGATAGTCAGAGCAATCATGATATACATGAACTGAGGAGTTTCATATACTCCACCACCACTTCTATCCTGAACCAGATATTTATCAACTACTTGACGAAGACCTGCATAAGTGAATAAAAAGTCACGATCATGATCAATATAATTGTTTGCCTTTTGAATTTCTTCCTTTGAGTATTTGGTAAAGATGTCTGAATCATATACCTCAGAACTCACGCAGTTATAAATGTGGGTTTCAAGGTCAGGAAGTTCCTTCATTCTTCCGTAAATCTGCTTGCGAACAGAAAACAGAAGAAGACGAGCGGCAACATATTGATAGTTTGGATGATCCAAATCAATCAAATCACTTGCACTACGAATTAGAATTTCTTGAATTTCTTGTGTAGAAA